ATTCCAGGCTTTACCTATACTGTCAATCGCCTAGGACCGGCGGCAGTTCTAGGAGCACATCCTACGGCTGCTTTGCCCAGTTTTAGAATCAAAGGGGGTGGGGGCACCACTTATGGAGCATTCTCAATAACCACTACCGCGCCTGGGTGCGGAACTTCTACTACTGAGCCGGAGAGCTTTTCCTACGAACCTTGCACTGGGCCGACTCCAATCTATCGGACAGCTCCCTCAACTGCTTATCCCAATCCAGCTGCTGATGTGCTGATGTTACCAGAGGGAACGCAGGAAGCTGTGCTATTGGATAAAGAAGGCAAAACTGTGCAGCACTCCGATAAACAAGGCAGCATTGATGTACATACGCTGCCAGAGGGGCTTTACAACCTCCAAATGTGGCAAGATGGAAAATTGATTAACCAGCGTATTCAGGTGCAGCACTAGCAATTTTTTAAGTCATAAAAAATCCCTGCTACAATGAGTAGCAGGGATTTTTATTTTAGGCAAAACGCCACTTAAGCAACTGCTGCACTGGAGTCACCTTCGCGCTGAAAAGCTCCCAGACAACCGCACCGCCGACGGCTACGAGCAACCACACCCACCAGCTTACGCTGGCATGCGTGCTCGTGGCCACCGCGCTCAGCCCGAGCGCTGCCGTGGCCGGCCTTGCGGGCATCGGTGGCGGTGCTGCCCTGCGTGGCCACCGGCGCGGCCGGGCGATTGATGGCCGTGGCCCCGGGGGCGGTGGCCACCGCGCTGTTTTTGATTTTAGCCGGCAGCACGCCGGCGCGGGCCAGGTTCTGGGTCTGGGCTTTTTGCCACTGGCGGCGCTGCCTGGCAGTCGAGCCGGGCGGGGGCGGTACCAGGTACGCCGGCAGGCCAGTGTAGTGTAGTCGCGCGGCAGCCAGCCGGCCAGCGCCGCCGAATCGAGCTGCTGCACCTGGCTGGGACTAGCGAGCAGCGGGGGCACCCCGGCCGGGGCGGCTGAGCGGCTGCTGGTGCAGCCAGCGGCCCCCAGCAGCACGACAAACAGTAGGATGGCCGCCACGATGGCGGCCGAGAAGCCGCCGCAGAAACAAGCAATATCGCGTTCTTTTACAAGCATTGCAGTAGAATTAAGACAGGTACAGCGCCGCTTCACGGCCCCGGCGCACGGTGAGGCCCTTGCTAACTTCCTTCAGCTTGGTGTTGGGATTGGTGACCTTGTTCCAGGCCCCGAAAGCGGTGGTAATGGCCACCTTGTCGGTGCTGCCCGCGTTGGCCAGGCGCAGCACGCTCGACTGGCTAAAGCCGCCGGTGCCGATGTTGAAGCACAGCGACACCAGGGCATCGAACTGGTTTTGCGTCACGGCGCGGGTAAGGCTCCTGGCCACGTGGGCGCCGTACTTCTTATCCACGTCGGCTTGCAGCATCGTGCTGGCCTCCGCCTCGGTGAGCACACGGCCCTCGTCGAGCAGGCGGGGCTCGTTTACCTGCACCACGTGGCCGTAGCCGATGGTGGGCTTGCCCGCCTGGCAGTGATAGAGGCGCGGAGCGAAGGCTTCCTCCTGCTTAATCAGGGCTAAACCCTTCTCAGATAGTTTCATCGGTTGTTTTTCTCGGCTGCGCGCCGGCTGCGGGCCTGTTTGGCCAGGTTGAATAAGACGGTGTGCAGCTGCGTGTGCGTGACCTGGTCGTAGGTGCCGTAGATGCCACGCTCCGCGAGGTCGGCCAGTAGCTCCAGTAGCTCGGTGCCGTCGCTGGTGGGCTGCTTGGGGGCGGGCTGGCCGGCCACGGGCGCGGCGGGCTCCTGCTTTTTGAACAGGTCTTTGTAGGCGGTGTGGATGAAGCGCTGCGCGTGCAGGAAATGGTGCAGCACCACGATTTTCACGCCCAGCGGCGCATCCGCTAGCTCGTTGGCCCGGCCCTCGGCCAGCTTGCCGTTGTAGCGCTCGCGGCGCTGCCCGTCCCAGGCCGGGTCTTCCTGCAGCGCGGCTAGTTCTGGATGCAGCGGCCGGCAGAGCGTGGCCACGAGCTGGTCGAGCGCAGCAACCTGCGGCTTGGTGGGGTGGGCAAACTGGTGAAAGAACACGGTGGCCATCGCGTACTCGATAGCGACGGCATCCTTGAGCAGCGGCTCGGGCAGGGCGTAGGTGCGGCCCCGGTGGGTGAACGCCTGCACGCCCTGGGTGTCGGGCTCCGAGGCCCAGGCCCAGCGCACCAGGTCGAGCAAGTCCCAGAGCTGCTCAGCCGTGAGCCGGCGCACGTCCTTGTCGCGCAGTTGCGGGCACCAGGCCCGCAGCACGGCGTGGCGGCCGGCTACGGTATCGTGGCTGAGGTAGGGTGCGGCGGCAAACAGCTGGGCGGGCGTCAGCTCGGCCCAACTGCCGGGCACCTGGTGCGGGCGGTTGTCGAGGCGAAAGGTGCGCATCAGGAAGCGGGTTCAGGTTCGGGGGTGGGTTCGGGGGTGGCCTCCGGTGCCGGCACCGGTGCCTCGGCTTCGGCGCGGGCCGTAAAGCGCTTGCTAAGTAGCTCGGCTACACCGCTATCGACCCACCCCAGCTTGCCCAGCGAAATGATTAAGCGGCGCATATGCACCAGCACGAAGGGCGCGAGCACCAGCTGCGGGATGAAAAACAGGCCTTTCTCGTGCTGCCCGAAGCCGTGGGCGAAGGCCATGAGCACCGTGTAGCCCACGATGCGCAGGGCCAGGTTGCGGGGCCGCAGGGGCTTGCCTTCAACCAGGTTGTTGGTGAGCACGTCGAGCACCACCAGCACCAGCAGCAGGTAGTAGCTATAGGCCGGCGACCAAATATGCTTTTCGACAAAGCCACTCAGGCCCGCCGCCGCGATGGCGACCAGCTGCACGAACTCAATCGTGAGTAACAAGCGCAGCATCAGACTACGAAGCTTTTAGAGCCGGTATTGTCGTACAACTCCGCCGAAACGGTGGGCTCGGTGGGGCGCTGCGCATCGAGGTAGGCGGCGAGCTTGGCTTGCCACTTATCCGCGTTGGCCGTGGCCTGCTGGCTGAGGTTGGAAATGGCCTTTTCGTCGGCCGCCAGGCGCTGGCGCACGGCCTCGTTATCGCTGAGCAGGCGCAGGGTGGTGCCGGTCAGCGCCACGCTCAGGCTCAAGATGCCCTGGGCGAGCGCCCGGTGCGCCAGCACGGGCCGCACCAGGCCCAGCAGCTGCTTCGTGGCGGCAGAAGGCGGCAGGCCGCTTTCCAGCCCGTCGCGCAGGTCTTCGAGCAACTGCTCCCCCAGCAAGTCGTTGATTTCAAACTCCTCCACCTGCCGAAGCGTGGGCAGCAGGGCCAGAAAGAAGCGCCGGCTGTAACCCGTGGCCAGGTACAGGCCCAGCTGCGCGGCGTTGGCAATGAGCAGGCGCGAGCGCGAGCGGTACTCTTTCGAGTTCAGCTCCTGCACGTAGTCGGCCGCGTTGTCGTCGAGCCAGGCTAAAGCCAGGTCGAGTAGCTTATCAGCCGTCGAGCTGGCGGCTTCGATGAAGTTGTTGTACACCCACTGCCGCGAGGGCGCCGCGCCGGCCGCGCTGGCCTCATTCACGCCCTGGTCGTTGAGCGACACGGCTAGCAGCGGGGCCGCTTCGAGCACGACGTAGTAGGCCAGGGCCGGGCGCAGCTGCTCGCGCAGGGCGACCAGGTGCGCCGGGGCACCCGTGGCCGGCAGGTTGCCCAGCTGGTACACCAGGCCCGCGCCCAGCGAGGGAGCCAGGTGCAGCGCTTCAGCCGTGGCCACGAAGGTGAGCAGGCTCGTGGCCTGGCTCTTGTGCACAGTCGAGAGGCAGGCTTTTAATTCTTCTACCGTATTGAATAACATAGCTTTATTGGCCTTTATTAGCAGTTTTTTCCTGTCCCTTGGGGTTTTCGGCGATGGTGGTGATGTCCACGTCCACGAAGCCGAAGCGGTGTTCGGGGTTGAAGCCCATGATTTTGTGGGCCGCCTGGAAGGTTTTGAGCAGAATCTTGCGCTTCTGGGGCGTGCGCATGGCGATGTGCAGCTGGTAGCTGATGCGCTTCTCGCTGCCGGAGCCCCCGAGCTTGCTGCCGGTGTCGATGCCGACCAGGCTGGGGTCGATGCCGTGGCCCGACGTGTGGGCAATGTTGGCCTGCTGGTTCACCGCCGTATAGGCGTCGTCGCTCATCTTGTTCTCGATGGGCACGATTTCCCAGCCCGGCAGCGGCTTGCCTTGGGCGTCGGTCATGTACTTGCTGACGAACACCTTATCCGTATTCTCTACCCCGGCCAGCATCTCGTTCATGTTGGCCATCAGCTCCAACTCCGCCTGCTTGCGCTTTTCGGGCGTGTCGCCAAACTGGTCGAAGTAGCCGGCCGGTATCTTGATGTGATACTTGACGTTATAGCCGTTGTCGAGGCCACTGTTGTGAAAGCGCGGAATCTTGTTGCTGGCCTTCGTCCACTCCCGCGTGCCCCAGTAGGACGGAATGTCGTAGTACTTCTGGCCCGGCGTCCAGTCGCGGCCGTGCAGCACGAACTCGCCGTACTTGCCGGGGTTGAGGCGGTCGAAGGCAGGCAAAATCTTGGCCTCCGACGCCTTGAAGTTGCTGAAATCGTGGTGGAAGGCGTAGCGGTCGGGCTTCGACTTGGTTGTGACCAGGGCGCGGCCGATGGTGCAGTCGAAGCTTTGGATATCCTCCACGTAGGTTTTACTTTCCAGCGTGAACACGCTGAAGTAGTTAGCGAACGTTTCGAGGTTGAAGGCCAGGCTTTGCAGGGTCGAATCGCCGTCAATCGACTCAAACCAGTCCTCCATTTCGGAATCAATGACCGGCTCCACGCTCTCTTTCCCCTCCACGATGGTGCGCTTAAACACCCCGAGGCGCGAGCCCAGCACCAAATCGCGCCCCGTGGTGATGAGCTGCGGCTTGAGGTGGTTGTTGTGCACCAGCTCCAGCATGCGCTGGGGTTGCAGGTTGTCCGCTCCCCAGGGCGCGAGCTTGAGGCCGCCGCTGCTCAGCACCAGGCCGCCGAAGTTCACGTCCTGCGCCTTGTCGCTGCCGGTGAGTTCGACAATGGCCTTGGCACCGGGCAGGATATAGAGCCCGCCATCTAATTCTTTGATGTCCCGTGCTTTCTTCATCGCTTACCCGTGCAGAATGCGCCGGCCGTTGTACTCGGTGAGTAGATTGATTTTGAGCGCAAAGGGCTGGCCCGTGGCGCAGTCCACGAGTTGCAGGGTGCCCTTCTCCTTGACCTTGTAGCGGAAGGCGCTGCGGCCCTCGGGGCCGGCCGTGCTTAGGCCGCCTACGCCCGCCAGCCCGCCCTTTTTCACCGCCGGCTTGCTGCCCTTCTGAGCGTTGGTTTTATAGTAGCCGATGGAAAAGGCTAGCGGCTGGCCGTTACCGTCCGGCAGTTCTATCTCTGCCAGTACCGTGCGAATGTGAATGAGAGTCCGTTGCATGGAACTCAAATTGCCACTTTCGCCCCCCGGCGCGTAGGACGAAAATAAATTATTGCGTGTTGGCGAGGCAACTAGCGGAAAACCAGCCAGAACGCGCTGCCAAAGCCCCGAATTTTATTGCGTAACCCACGCGGCCGTGCGCGCCCTTTAGCAGTTGGCAATTACCAAAATGGCAATTTCTAGTGATTATATGAATGGCCCCTGGGGGGTGGACTGACAACAAAAACGGCCCTGGCGATATCGCCAGGGCCGTTTTTAGTATTTTGCAGATGGCAATTGCCACCTCACGTACTTGCGTAGGCTAGCCTCGACCAAGGAAGTAGACGGGCTCATGCACCTGGGCCTGGCCGAAGAGGTGGCCATACTTACGATACACGATGTTGTCGAAGCAGTCGCTAAGGTGAGTCGCGCGCTCCTGCTCGATACTACTCTTCTCGCTGTTCTTGTTCTTCGTCCAGTCGGGGTTGATGGGGGACTGCTGGATACTAATGATAAGGTACTTGCACTTGTTGCGGTTGAAGCGCATCACGGGCAGGCGGGGGTTAGTCTCGGCGAGCAGCTGGTTGATGGCAATGTGCTTGAGGCGGTGGTCGGGGTCGAGGCCCTGCACCATGAGCACCGACGTCCACCCAGCTGCCGCTAGTTGCTGCTGGATGGTTTCGTAGAAGGTGAGATTGCTACCCACCTGCTTGTTGTTACCGTTGCGGTCACCGTAGATAACCACGTGCTTCTTCTCGTGGCTTTCGTAGGTAGCCAGGAACTTGCTCACCAACGCATCGAGCACGGTGGTGGCGCTCTGCTTGACCCACAACGCATCCATGCAGCGGAACTCCTGACCCTGCTCCTGGCACACGATAACTGAGGTGAAGGCCGCGTTAAAGTCAAACGATAGCTCCAGCGCCTGCGCGGGGTTGCGATCGCTGTCGATGCTCAGCGTGAGCCCGGTCTTATCGTCGTGAACGTAAGAATAGGTTTTCCAAACCCCGTGCTTTTCTGAATTGAAGCTGGGATAGAAGGAGTTAGGCAGTTTGGTCAGGCGCTTATTCATCACCTCCACGTCCCACTCCAAAGGGGTCATGCCATTGCGCAGGTCGCGTAAGTACTTCTCCCCTAGCACGGCCACGTTATCGTAGGCCGTAGATTTCAGAAAGAAGTAATCGTTGGGCTCCTCTTTGGCCAGGTCTTCAGTTTTGAATACCCACTGGCCTGAGGGCAGCCAGGGCACCGACGTATAATCGCAGAAGGTTTGGTGGTGCTCGTTATCGGGGAAGCGATAGATATTGCCCCGAATCATGGGGCGCAGAATCTTGTTCACGTGCTCCTCCTTCATGAGCGCCGACTCGTCGATGTGGCCGAAGTCGTAGTTACCACCCCTGGCCAGCTCCGCCCTATCCATGCTCAGCATCTGGATGGTGTAGCCGTTGAGGAAGCTGATAACGTTCTCGTAGCTGCTGGGCGGCTGGTAGGGCTTAATCCAGTTGGCCGGCGGGCGCTTGCCCTTCACGTAGTGCCCAAAGCCGGACTTCTGGTCGTACTCGCGCAGGCCGTGGGCCTGCCAGGCCCCTTCCATCGCCGGCACTGTGTTGCTGGTGAGCTGCGTGTAGGTCAGGCCCGCCAGAAAGCCCTTGGCCCTGGGCAAGTAGTTCATTTCCACGCGGGTTTCGTGGCCGGCCACGGTGGTCTTGCCCGAGCCCCGGCCACCCACGTAGCTGCGCCGCTTTTGCCTGGCGGCCAGGAACTGGCGCTGCTTTTCGTTGACGTAAACGCGCCGGCGTGCCTCATTAGCTTGCATCGTCGTCGCCTCCTACCGTTACGTCCTCAAAGTCAATATCCTGCGTTTCCTGCTCGCGCAAAACGCTCGGGTCGGTGCTGAAGTCCATCGGCAAGGGGATAAGGAAGGCTTTGGGGTCAAGCACCGTTTTATCGCTCTCAAATAGCCCCAGCAGCTTATCGGCGTTCTCCTGGGCGCGAATAGCAGCCCCGATGTCGCCGTTTTTGCGCGCCAGGTTGGCCAGCAGCTTGTAGTTCTCGTGCGAGATGGTGCGCTCGCCCTTTTTATCAACCTCCTCCACCGAGCCATACAATTTGATGCTCTCGCGCACGATGGCGTAGAGCTGCGGCTGGCTTAGGTCTAATTCCTTCTCCAGCGTGGCCAGCACCTGGTTGCGGCCGAAGCCCAGGCAGAGCAGCGAGTGGGCCTTGCGGTACTTGGCCAGCATCTCCAGCTCGTCGGGCTTGAGTTCGGCCCCATCCACCAGGTGCATGCGGTATTTATCGAGTTTGTCGGGTTTGCCGAGTTGTTTCATAAAAAAACGGGATTACACCACTCAAGATGCAATCCCGCTCGAGGGCGCTAATAGGACGGTTTTATGTGCGTAGCTTTGCAGTCCTTTGGTATTTGTGAGATACCAAGGGGTGATTGAAGAGGCTCGGTTGGCAGTTGCTAGCCGAGCCTCATTTGCAACTAACAACCTCTCAATTACTATGATGCCAACTGAACCAACACAGCTGAAGCCCTTGCAACGTATC